CAATCATTATCGCGAACCCTCCAACATACACTGCAGGTTTTGAAAAGTGGTACGGAACAGGTGGAAACATGAACTGGAAAGAACCTGAGTATGGCATATTTGACCCAAAGACAGGATTAACCGATTTGTTCGAATTGATGAAAGGTGCAAAAGCACTGATAATTTGCTATGAAGAGAACGAAACGCAAAAGATGGCCGGCAAAGCTATCTTTACTCGTTACGGTGTTCGCAAAGGTTTCAATGTTTACCTAACTACCAACCAAGAAGAAAAGGCCGAAGCTCTTGCAGAGGGTAAAATGGTTGTTCGTTCCAATGAAAGCAAAATGTCACCGCTCGATTGCTCAACCCTCCCAACTGATTACGTAATTACTGAAAATTCCAAGATAGAATTCATGCAGGTTGAACCACAGTATTGCCAGTACTATCGTGGCATTTGGACTCACAACTTTGTAGGTGGTCAAGCCCAGGTAAATGTAGTTTTGCTTATTGACCGATATGTTGCAGGAGTGTTCGGTTATCAAATAGCTATTGGTGCCATGGTTCTGAAAGATTTGCTGATCATGTTTGGAATTACGATCCCGACAAAAAACTACCGATTGGGCCGATTACTCACCATGATAGCAACGAACCGGCAAACGCTGAAAGCAATGCTAACCGATTATCAAATTTCCCGACTTCATGGAGTTCAAACAACACAAATCACCAAGTACCCCGAATCAAAGGAAATGCGTGGTGTAATGAAGTTAGTTTCGAAAGAAAAAGGAAAGTTAGGCTACAAATTAATTTACAAAACCGAAATACAAGATCGTACCAAGGAAGAAACACTAAAGCTTTGGTTGAAAAAAGAAGAAACATGGAAACAGGAAAGAGCGAAAGCAAAATCACAACAGGAGTAGAATTACCTTCCGGAGTTACTGTACTTGCAGATTTAGGTTATGGAATCGTAGTTGCAAGAGTTGAAATAAATTTAATCCGTGAGCAGGATAAAAACGCTCACTTGATGAAACCTGAAATGTTTCGTCAATTGCATGAGAACATAAAAAAGAGAGGTGGGCTTGAAAGTTTACCTCTTTGTGCATTTACGGATAAAATAGAGGTTATCTCAGGACACCACCGTTTGAGAGCTTCAAAAGAAGCAGGATTGAAAGAGATAATTGTTTTGCTTGATATTACAGGGCTAACAAGAAGCCAGATTGCAGCAAAACAACTTGCACACAACGCCATTAATGGTTTCGATGATCCTTCAATGTTGAAAGAGATTGCCAAAATGATTACTGACGTAGACGACATGATTGAAAGTTTTATCGGAAAGGATGTAATAGGCGAACCACTTGCTGAATTGGAAAAGCTGTTGGCACCTATGGTGGACTTTGACTGGAAGCAATTACAGATTGTTTTCCTGCCACACCAATTGAAAGATTTGGAATTGCTCGTAAGTAAAACGCAAGGAAGTTTCGACTACATAGGCGCTGCATACATTGACCAGTATGAGCAATTAATGGAAACGTTAGCAAAGTATCAGAATTTCAAGAATGTAAAGAATCTCGGAACAGCCATGCATTCAATGATAAGCCTTGCCAATGCTGAAATGGAAGCTTCGGAATATGACGGAACGGAAGAATGGGTAACGTTATCACATTTGTTCGGTTCGGCAGCTATTCCCCAATCATTGAACGAAACGATGAAAAAAGTAATCGAAAAAATGAAAAAAGAAGGGGAGATTACCGAAAAGACAAAATGGAAATCACTAGAAGTACTAGCAAATCAATACTTAGGAGAATAGATTATGGGGAGACCAACTGATTATACACCTGACATTCATATACCATGGGTGCAAAGCCTAGCAATGGAAGGATTGATTGACAAGGAGATAGCAAAATGCATTGGCGTTTCAAGGTCAACATTGAAGCTATGGGAGAAGATTTATCCTGAGTTTTCGGACGCCTTAAAAATTGGAAAAGACTGTGCTGATGCTAAAGTACTTACTTCTTTGTTCAAAAGGGCTACTGGCTACACAGACAAAGAAAAGAAAGTAGTTATTGAGATGGATGCACAGGGCAACCAAAAGCCTGCACGAATTGAAACGACAGACAAACACATTGTTCCTGATGTAGGGGCGATTTGTTTTTGGTTGAAAAATCGCAGACCTGACGAGTGGCGTGACAAGAAAGATGTTGAACTTTCCGGTAATCCCTTTGAGGATTTAATGAAGTCTGCAACAGCAACCGATGATGAAGAAGAAGCAAGCAAATGACAAAGAAAAACAAATTGCAGTTTTCAAGTCATGGCAAGCTGATTGGAATAAATTTGTTCGGGAGGTCCTAAAGGCTCGACTGGACAAAGAGCAACAGGATATTATCAGGTCTGTTCAGCACAACAAGATGACTGCGGTTGCAAGCGGAACAGCGAGAGGTAAAGACTTCGTAGCTGCTTGCGCTTCTTTGTGTTTCTTGTATCTAACTCCTAAGTTTAATTCTAAAGGCGAACTGGTTGAGAACACAAAGGTAGCAATGACAGCACCTACAGGAAGACAAGTAACTAACATTATGGTTCCTGAAATTCGTAGGTTGATGCGTAACGCTAAATGTTTGCCCGGCAGGATCGTGTCTGGAGATATTCGAACAAGTTACGAAGAATGGTTTCTAACAGGTTTCAAGGCTGACGATAACAATACGGAAGCATGGTCAGGGTTTCACGCTGTAAATACCATGTTTGTTGCAACGGAAGCTTCTGGGATGTCTGAATTAATCTTTAATGCCATCGAGGGTAACTTGCAGGGAAATTCAAGGTTGTTGCTAGTATTCAACCCTAATGTTACGACTGGTTACGCTGCAAAAGCAATGAAATCAGACCGTTTCAATAAGTTTAGATTAAATTCACTACACGCTGAAAATGTAGTCAATCGAAAAGTAACGATACCGGGTCAGGTTGACTTTGAGTGGGTGAATGACAAGATAAAGAGTTGGTGCACTCCAATTGTTGAGAATGAATTCAATGAGGGAGATGGAGATTTTATTTGGAATGACGAAACCAACCTTAAACACTTCTATAGGCCAAATGACTTGTTTCGAGTAAAAGTACTCGGAATGTTCCCGAAAGTTGGTGAAGATGTTCTTATTCCTTACGAATGGATTGAACTAGCAAACCAACGTTGGTTGATTTATCAGGAAACAAATTCTACTGTTGATGTTCCTGTCCGGTTAGGTGTTGACGTTGCCGGTATGGGTAGAGATAAAAGCGTACTGTGTCCAAGGCGTGACAATTGGGTTGAAAAGTTCATAACACACCAGTCGGCAGGTAAGGCAGACCACATGCACATTGCGGGACTTGTAAAGAACTACATTAACCGTAAAGGTACGTTTGCATTCATTGACACGATTGGAGAGGGTGCGGGGGTTTATTCAAGGCTTTTGGAGCAGAACTTTTGGAATGCTATATCCTGCAAGTACTCCGAAGGAGCTAGTGGACTGAGTGATATAAACAACGTTTACACGTTCGCAAACATGCGGGCATTTTTATTTTGGTGTGTGCGTGACTGGTTGGACCCGAAGAATAAGAATAACCCTTGTCTTCCACCCGATGATGAATTCACCGAAGAAGCAACAGAGATAAGGTGGAAGTTTCAATCTAATGGCTCTATCCTTATCGAACCGAAAGAAGACATTGTGAAACGATTGAAACGCTCAACCGATAAGTTCGATTCACTTGCAAATACATTTTACCCTAGTGGTAATGGAACTATATTATCAGACGAAGATATTATTAACGATATGCTATAAAACTACATTATGACTGCAAAAGAAATTATCAGCAAAGACAGAAAGGTCGAAGATATAATCACAGACCTTAAGAACAAATGTGTGACTGTGATGTCATGGTCTAGTATTGAAAAGGAATACGACCCGAAGAAACACCCTATCAAAATCGACAAGAATTTGCGTAAGGACAAAGTCAAGAAAGATGGTTCTATCGACAAGGTTGCTCGGATCACTTACGGACTCCAAAAGCTGTCTACTCGTAGAATGACACAAATGGCGTTCTCTATACCTGTGAAAAGGATTTACAGTGTTGGCAATGATGAGACGAAGAAAGAACAGGCTAAGGCAATTGAACTTATTTACAAGTTGGCTCGTATCAATTCTGTGAACATGAAGCGTATGCACGCTTATTTTGCTGCTTGCGAAATTTGCACAGTTTGGTTCCCTGTGAAGAAAGAACAAAAACATAACAAGTACGGCTTTGAAACTAATTTTGAGTTGAAATGTCGTACTTACTCACCTATGTCCGAGAAGTTCTCCCGGCTTGAAAGTGCTACTCTTTACCCATTATTTGATAACCTTGGCGATATGATTGCTCAAAGTTTTGAGTATGTGGTTAGTGAAAACAAAAAGGATATTACCTACTTTGAAACTTACTCTAAGGACTTGAAAAAGATTTGGAAAAAAGTTGATGGCAAGTGGGAAGAAGTAACCAATGATATTCCGATTAGCATTGGTAAGATGCCTCTTTCATACCTTGTTCGTCCTGTTCCTATTTGGGAAGATTCAAGTGGAAATGTTACTGAGATAGAGCTTACATTGTCAAGAGAGAGCGATATTATCAAGAAAAATTCTGCCCCACTTGTAAAAGTAACAGGAGAGTTTCAGCAGACTGGAAGTGTTGATATATCACAAGATGCAGCACGTGAGGTCTATCAATTGAAAGAGGGTGGAAATGTTGAGTACGTTACATTTGATCAGGCTATTGAAGCGATGAAGTTCATGGTTTCTACATTGAAGCAAAACATTGAAGAAGAACTGCAATTGCCTAACCTATCACTAGAGAATGTCAAAGGACTTGGTGCTATATCCGGTGAAGCTCGTAAAACTCTATTGACTGATGCACACCTGAAAGTAGGTGAAGAGAGCGGTGATATTGTTGAGTTCTTCGAACGTGAATTCAATGTTATCAAAGCATTTGTAGGTGAGATGAAGAAAGATTGGAAAGACTCAATCAATGAACTGGAATGTGAGCATATCATTACTCCATTTATTCAGAATGACGAATCGGCCACTATCGACAAGTTGATGAAAGCAACAGCCGGTAAGCAAATTATGTCTCAGAAAGAAGCAATTGGTCAGGCCGGACTTGTTGAAAACATTGATGCTGAACTAGAACAAATTCAAAAAGAAGAACTTGCAGCAAATGCTGTGAGTGCATTCCCAACCTCAATGTA